TTAGATACTTGTGGAATATCATTAAAGTAAAACATTCCTGAGAATCTTAAGTAATTATTGACCATGTTGTCACACCCAATCATAATAAAGAATGGTTTAGTTTCGCCATTTTGGTCAATTACTGAATTAATTTTATCTAGTTGATCTTTATCTAGAAAGCTCATTGATGCGTTTATTTGTCTTTGTTTGCAAATAACATCAGAGAAGATTTGGCCATACCTGTTAGTTTGTTTTTGGCTTAATTCATTTTCTTTGATCGACCAGTTAAAGCTTATTGACCGACCAATATCGAGCTTCTTACCAATGAAGATATTTGCAATTTCCACATAGGAAAGTGTTGAGGTCATAACCATGCGGCAAAATCTATAAGACTTTGTTGCAAACTCTGTTAAACCAGAGTTAAAAGCAGCGTCTATTGAAATGACCTGAGTTTCTGCAGGTGAAGCCCATACGTTTGTATGGCTAAATTCTAGCGTAATTGTGTGAACACCTAGACCGTTTCTTTTATCGCCCACAATAAAGAATGAATCAACCTCAGATGTTTCTCCAAAATCAAACACAATGCTTGCATTTGATAGTGTTGATCTGAATACCTTGCTTGTTCTTGGGTCTAGTAAATTAGTAACAGGGAATAGGGCATTCTCGCTGGATGGTGCAATAACGGACTGATAAATAAGATTGTCTGAATATATTTCAAAACTCATTATGCACCTAGTTTAAATCCGTTATTTATCTGGTCTCTAACTGCTCTCGCTATGGTTCTGCCATCTATTTGTATAACTATTTCCCCACCACCCATTTGACCTGATTTGATGGCATTTAACAATGTTTTTTGATCTTCAGCATTCAGTATCATCTCACCTGTTCTGATGGATGCTAGTTGATTGTCTGGCCCTTTTGTTGCCCCTACTGGTGGAACAAAACCGCCATTTTCAAAGTTTACACCTGCAATTTTAGCTACGTTTGCCGCTGTTGCAGTTCCAACCGCTGCAGCAAGAGCAAAGTTTACGGGAGGAGGTGCGGACGCAAGAGCTTTTTGAACGGCAGCATACCCGTCAATTGTTGCATTAGCTACTGCGGCAGATTTACCAATTGCTGCTAGTGTTCTGTTTCCTGATTGAGACAATGTAGCTATTTGGTTAAAGTTTGACTGTAATCCAGCTACACGTTCTTTTTGTGTTTGATCTTCAAATTTCTTGAACGCAAATGCTTGATTTTGCAAATTCTGATATTTTAATTTTTCATTGTCGACTAAGTTCTTATTAGCTAGCTGAGAGAAAGCAAGTTCTCTTTCTTTGCCAATCTTAGCAAGTTCAGCTTCTCTGAGACTTCTATCCTCAATTAACCCAGCCTTTTCCTCTGCTAACTGAAACTCTAGTTCTCTTTTCTGTGTTTCAAATTCTAGCACTCTTTGAAGCTCAGCCTCTTGTCTTGCTAAATCATTTTGAATGGCAAGGTTAGCAATTTCAGCTTGTGTGTTAGCTCTTTCTAATTCTGCTTGGGATATTATTAGATTCTTTTGTGCTTCAGTTTCTTTTAATTTATTTATTTCTTGTGCTGTTTGGTCTCCACCTGGAGCCCTACCACCAGCAGCCTCTTTTTGCTTTGCTACTTCTTCAGATGCTTTTTGTATTTGTGCATCTAACTTTTGTAGTTCAATAGTTAATGCTTGAACTCTTTCTTTTGCTAGTGGAGCGTTATCAAATGTAAATAATGAGTCTAATAAACCTTTTTGTTTATCAGCATCAATTACTGACTGGTATTTTTCAATTTCATCCCTGACATTGGCATATTTAACAGTGAGAGAGTCTAAAGTTCCTTGTGTTTCAACAAGTGTTCCATTAGCTCTTTGTTGTTCAGTTCTATAGTCCACAATTGATTGTGTGATTTCTTGGAATAAACCAGTAGCAACAGAAATAATACCTGAAACGGTATCAGATTTTGTAATGAATGCGCCTAGTTCTTCCTGCAAATCAGAGAATGCGTTACTTAATGCAATAGTGTTACCAGCATACGTACTAAGCTCAGATGCAGCAGCTCCACCAAATCTTTCATTTACAAGTCTTAATGCTTCACCTGATTTTAATGCTTCATCACCAAGAGACTTAAGTTCTGGTATTGCGTTTTTTAAATCTCTATTAATAACACCATTAAGTGTTTTTCCTAACTTAAAAACATTTTCTTCTAATGATCCGCCAAATGTTGCAGCTAAATTTGCAGCGGCTTGGACAAGTTCTTTTGCTTGTTCATTAGTAGCACCTAGAGACTTTGCAATAGCAAGCTGACCAATTACAACTTCATCACCAAAAACTGATGTTTTTTGTAGCTCACTAGCAAACTGTGAAAAGTCTTCAACTGCTTGTTGAGAAAATTCACCTGTTGCCCGTAATGATTGTGAAAGTCTATTTAGTGCGGCTTCTTGTTCTGCGCTTGCGGCAATTGACTCTTTAATAAATTGAGTTGATGATCCGATGGCGTCGGATAAAGCGTTAAATCCTTTTAAAGCTAAACCACCACCAAATGCACCTAAAGCGGTTGAGATTGTATCGCCTAACTTTTTTGATCCTGTTGTTGCGTCATTTAATGCTTTTGTAAGCTCATTGACCCCAACCTTTAAATCAAATTCCAGTTTTTCTGCCATGACTCAAACCATCCTTGATCCAAGAAAAGAGCATCATTTCTGAAAAGCTCATATCTCGTGGCGAATAAGTAACCCCTATTTCTATTGAGTTACTATAAAAACAATACTTATTAACAATCTTAGTCACTTCTATAATTTCACTGGCAAGTTTTTCATCACCTGTTAATTTAGTAAGTTCCTCTTTTTTTAAACCATTCCTGAAAGCAGAAATTGCATCAGGAATTAAGGCTTTTTTTGTAATGCTCCTGTAATGTCGTCAAATACCTCTTGAGATATTTCAGACAATGGGTGCATCATGTTTATTTTATCATCTAGTAGTTCGTCGTAACTTTTATAACCACACAAAGAGTAATCAAGTAATGGCCCTAGATTAGAAATAAATTTTGCCTTTGCTTTAAAAAAACCAGAAGCTCCATTTATTGATTCAACCATTGACAAAAATTCATACCCTTCAACAATGTTGGGCATTCTATATTTTAGAACACCCACATCAGTTTTCTTTTCTAACCACTTCATGCTGTCCTTTGCCTTATTAAACGAAGTTTAAATAAAGGTCTTTAGAGGTTGTTGTTACGAATCCTCTTAAAGTTATCTCAGCCTGAATGAAGTTGTCACCTGCAGTTGTGTAAGAAGCAACGGTACAGTTCTGTACGTAAGCATTAAAACACTTACCAGGGAGCCAATTACCGCCAGATTTAGGGCCAGCGTTTAACATGGCGGAAATGCCCTTGTTTTTAAGAAGTGCATCTAATAAACCAGCATCATACTTATTTAGAACTGCCGTAACTGACATTTCAACCGATCTTCCAGTTGGAACCTTTTCACTAACACCTGTTTCTTCACAAATACAGTCAACGTCCTCAACAGTTTTGCTAATAGTTAAAGAAACTGATTGAGCGCATACGCAAATATTATCAGAAGCAGTGCCGATAAATAGTTCAGCACCTTTAATGATGATCGCATCCGCAGCATCGTAAGATGGTGAGATAAGTGAATTGTATTGTTGAGCAAAAGATGATGGGTAAGATTGCGCTCCTGTTTGGTCATCAGTAGCAAAACCAATCATTGGTGCAATTGTGTTTGCAGCATTAGCACCTGTTCCAAATAATAAAGAGAACACTGTTGAGCCTGAAGCGATAGTAAACTTACCGTCTGTATTAGAGTAAGTAACACTCATAGTTTCAGAAGAAGAATCATCTAGCGCAGTTTGAATTGCATCAGCTAGCTCGATAGGTGTTTTATAAATTTTCTCAGCAACCGAACATGTTCTTGTACCTTGATCATCTGTGTAATCAATAAACTTATTTGTTCCATCGATTGTGATTGGGTTAAAGAAATATTTTGTTCCTTGGTAAGAAAACTCAACCTCACCAAAACCGTTAGCATCAGCAGTTAATGATAGCTCAGTTACAGTGTTACCAGCAGAGGCTTCAATTGCGTGACCATTTCCAAGAAATTTAGTTGTTGAGAATGTTGGATGACCTTGAGCAACTGGTTTGTAAACAATTGCTTTACCTAGTGATTTACCAAAACCAATAGCGTTAGCAAGTTTAAAGTTTAGAACAAGATTGTTCCCAACCTTAGAAGCTACGTTACGGATTTGATAACCATAAGCGGAATCTTTAATTAAAAGAGCTTGACCAACTTCAAAGTTTGAAGCACTTGCAACGGCGATTTGAGAAGTTGTTGACCCTGCGCTTGAAGTGTATTCAGTAGCATTTACTGTTTTTGAACCCATAACAGATTCATATAGAACACCAACTTCAGGCTCTTGACCCTCAACCCCTGAATGCTTCAAGTAAGCGGAGTGTGAACCAGAAACAGATTCTTTACCAACAAAAGATTTTGATGCTCCAATATCGTTAAGAAGTTCGTCACTTTCTAATTGTTCAGGTTCAAAATTTAGTGTGTTTCCTGGTCTTAGTGGAACAAATTCCGCACTTGCAACTGGTGGTAAATAATCACCTGCCGTTGTTTCTTTTTTAATTGCGAAAATTGTCGCTCTTTGTAATCCAACCGCCATATAAACTCCTTAAAGACTTTCTATAATATAAAATTGAAATGTTGCTGTCATACTCAAAAAAGATTGCTTGCCTGATAAGACCTCTTCAACACCTGAAACCGATCCTATATCAACCTTAGCAATATCATTTGGTATTCCTAACTCATTATAAGAATAAAAAAGTTTTTGCACTTCGTACACATTTTCTAGCAATGCCTTAGTAACACTATCAATCACTAACGGGTCGCTGTCTGTTCTAAAGACCTCTTTAGTAAGTACAACGTTAACTTCCCTGGCATTCATGAAATTGCAAAACTCAAAAGGCTCAAAATTACTTGAACCGATCGTCAGTCCATAACCATCAATCATGAATCTTGCATTGTTATCAGCAAGCGAATAAGGGTAAGGGATTCTTGTCTTATTAGGGTAAAGTGCAGCAAGTTCGACTAATAATTTATCGTAAATGGTTGATATTTTTGAGCTCATCGACTTAACCATCCGCTGGATTGATTAAGAGCTTCAGTGACCTCTTCAATACCGTTACCGTTTTTATCTATTTTCTTCATCGGACTTGAAAGTCGTCTTTGATATTCTTCTCGTGCCCTTTGTCTTTGATCGACGAAATCATCACCAAAAGCATTGAACACAATCTCGGCGACCTTTTGAACGGATGCCAATCGGTAGTCTTCTCTTTCTAGCATTTGATTAGGGTCAAGAATAACGCCATTAATCATTAAGTCTTGTTCAATAACTAGCGCAGCTTTAACGTGTTGTTCTTCCCAATTAGTTTTGCCAGCTTTAAAAGCAGTCAGAACGCTTGCCTTAATAAGGTCAGGATACTCAGAACCAAGATCACCATCGTCACTGAAAATGCTCCCAACCCAAGATAAAGAGCAATCAAGAGATAAGTCCGCATCAAATGAAATCCTCATCCAGTATCGGTCATAAATCTTTAGTGATTCAAGACCTGAGATGTCTGTATTCCCGCTAGTGTCTTCTCGTGACCAACCAGAATCTCTGTCAGGAACAAATGTGATGTAACCAGAGGTGTGAAATGCACCAGTCTCATCAATTAGCTCGTTAACAAAAACCCATTCTTCGCCATCAAAGACCTCTATATACATGTTAGCAGGAAGGGTATTTTTATCAACTAATTTAATGTACAAAGAATTAAATGGGAGTCTTGCTCCTATGTAAATATAGTCTTCACCTGTAACGTAATTAAAAGCTGATTCTGTCTCGTCATACTTATTAAGATTGACGGACAAGTCTCGTAAAACACCATTATCAGAATAAAAGACTCTTTTGTTCATATAACCTCAAAAAGAGCAGGGGATTTCTCCCCTGCCAAGTAATTATTTTAAAATAAAGTCAAAACCTGAAGCACCTGAAATACTGTTTCTACCTAAAACTTTTAAAGATCTATTTTCTTTTGCAATAATAACTCTATGCAATTGATAAGACTCACCTGATTGCATAACATTTTTAAGTTTAGCAGTTTTTGAAGCTGCAAAATTTTTAAATGTTACTACGATTCTCTTTGATGAAGTTGTGTGTTTATAAACAAATGTAACCATTTGCCACAATGAATCATTAGAGAATGATGGGTCAGATTGAATAGAGCTATTGGACTTAAGAATGTCTTTACTCATTGTGAATGAAACAAAAGAATCACCAACATTTTGAGAGTTTGACACTAAAGGATTCGAAACAGTTACGTTTGTACCAATATTGTACCCAGAAGTTTGTGATCCTGTAGGCCCAATCAAATAACCAGCGTTTTCATTACCTGGTAAGCTGTAGTTTGTATTGTTTCCAATGGTAGCATTTGCGCCTCTAGCTCTTAATGCGTAACCAAACTTAAACTCACCATTAATTGTGTTACCTGTAACCGTAGCACTAGCAGTATCAACAGTTACGGCCGTATTGTAAGAAATCCCACTACCAGTCACACCATTAACAGTATTGTTTAAAAATTGAGTAGGTAGGTTGTTTCCTTGAATAACAACTAACTGTCTAGCTACGTTAGGAAAGTTGAACTGTACGTTTAAGAATGAAAACGATCTTGTTGTTCCAACAGCATCAGGAATGTTTGCTGTAGTAGTAACAACATTTCCGCTAATAGATGCGACTCTTAAACCAGGAGTAATTTCACTCCCTTGTGTGTTTCCAGCATGAGGTGCAGTTATTCCACTAACTTCAGAAAATTGAATTGTTCTGTTAGTTAAAACTGTTCCCGTCTTTGTCATTGTTCCAAAAGCTGGAACCTGTGCCGCAGAAGCACCAACAAATGTTTTACCTTGGATTACGTTGTTTCTAATAATACCATTACCAACACCTGCGGCAGCGTCCGTCATAATAGCACTTTCGCCTCGTGCTTCGATAATACAATCTTCAAGAATATAACCAGAAGCAGCTACTTCGCCGTTTCCTGTATTTCTAAAAAAGATTGCAGCGTTATCAGCTAAGCATCTTGTTTCCAATGCTTGAACTGCAGTAATTTTTAAATCTTTTACTTTATGATTGGATCCTCTTACAACAATTGTTGACGGGATTGCAGTCATTACAACGCTTTGATTTGTTCTAGCTGAAGTTGTTGCAGCCGATAAAGTAACTGATGTTGCCGTTAATGAAACAATTCTTGTATTTGTAGCTAGACCAGTACCAGATAAAAACCTTCCAACTAATAGGCCAGTCGTATCTAAGTTTAAAACTGTTGCACCAGCCGCAAATGTGGCTGTTTTGGCAACACTAGATTCAAGAACACCTTTAATTTCTGTGAGGTTTTTCCCTGCACCTTTTAAAGTGATTCCTGATTTATAGAAATCAACATTCTCTTCAAATACACCTTCCCCAAGCTCAATTGTGTCCCCTGACACCGCTTGAATGAATGCACTTTGAATTGTCGTATGCGTTCCCGACCCATTTTTCCGCACTGTATAAATAGCCATAAAGCTCCTTTAAACGGAGGGGACAAATCCCCTCCTAAGAATTAAATTAAAAAGCACCTGACCAGAAAACTTTGTCACCTGTTTCAATTTTTTCTTCACCTGATGGGTTAGCAAGAGAATTGATCCAAGTAAGACGGCTAACACCGCCAACAACGCTTACTGTAAAATCTTCGCCTTCGTGAACCATAAGGCGACCAACAGAAACAGAAAGAATTGTTGCGTATTGCTTGTCTAGGTCAATAAATCCTAGCTCAGCACCAACAACTTGAGAGCCTTTAGAAAACCCTTTTGCTTCAAGCGCATCAACTCTTGCATTGTTAGAAGATACATAACCAGCAAATGCTGTGTCGTTAGAAGTATCAACAGAGTTAATTAAAGATACGATTTCAGCAAATGAATCCTTGTCAGCTTCAGAAGCAGAAAGGATTGCATCAATGCGACCTTTTTCAGTGTTGATTTGAGACTGTAATCCAGACTCTTTGCTGTCTACTTGTGTTTTAGTGTAGTAACCAGAAAGATCAACTGCAGGAATTTCAGAAATCTTTAAGTCAGTGTAGGCTTTAGCTTCTAATAGTTTGGCGGTATCTTGTGAAGCTCTATCAAGAATTTCTTGATCGAGATCAACACGAACATCCTGAGCATAACCATCTAAGTTGTCTAAATCTAATTGAATCGCAGCATCTTTGCTGTCAACTTCTGACTTTGTGTAATAACCACTTAAATCAACTGAAGGAATCTCAGAGATTTTTTGATCTGTGTAGGCTTTAGCCTCAACCAACTTCGCAGCGTCTTTGCTATCAACATTTGCGATTGTCTCATAAGAAGACAAATCAACGGATGGAATAGCAGCAATTTGCGCATCAGTGTATGCTTTAGCTTCTACAAGTTTTGCAGCATCTTGTGAATCAGTATAAGACTTATCGGCTTTACTAGATTCAAGTGCAGAAACGCTGGATTCTACTGAATTAATTTGGTCATCAAAATAGTTAATGACTTCAGGTGAGAGAAACTTCTTTTTAATTTGTTGAGCCATCCTTGTACTCCTTGTTAGTATTGGATGATAAGTTGATCGTTAACTTCTAAGAAATTATCGAGACCTAAACCATCCCAAGACACGTCACTTCCTATGACTTTAAAATCAATACCGTTGACCTGAGAAATACCGCCAACGATAGTCATAGTGACAGAGCTGGGATAAAAAGGTTCGGTTGATAAAGTTACTTTTTTATTATCAATATCTTGCTGAGAAAGCGTAAATTTCTGAATATTGCCAGACGCTCCACTACCTAAAGGGAATCCGCCAATATCAGAATTATTACCGCCATAATAATTTTTACTATCCGTATCAAATACAATTTCCGCTTCATCTAGTACAATAGTTAGTCTTTGATTAGTGGTTATCTTTGGGACTTTAAATACTGCCATCGACCACCCTTAAACCACCGTCAATTGTCGATAAGTTATTAGTTCTATCACCAGTATCAATTGTTAAATCACTTTCAAAATTATCACCAAAATCAATTGATCCTGCAACAACTTGTTGTGTTGTAACTTGCACAAAAACAATATCAACATTCTGAGCATCAAATTTCCAAGGCATTTAAAACCTCGTCCTTACCATGCTAAGAATAACTGATTTAGATCCGTTTTCATAAGTTACTAAAACAGTTTGAATGGTTACTGAGTTTTTCTTATAAGTATAAAGTTCTTGGTTTGTAGCTGGAAAAGTTGTGGTTATTTCGTCCCAATCAACACCGCTAGGTTCAACAGTAAGTGGAGCATCAACAGAAACAGAAATAGATGATTTATCATTTGGCGCATCCCTGAACTTATCAAACTCTCTGTCTTTAAGATTGTTCTTCATTCAGTTTCACCATTTCTTCTAGTGTTGAATCGGTGTCCCATTCATACCAGGCAAACCAATATATGCCATCATGAACGATAAAATAGTCAAAGTAATGTTTCTTATCAATGCTATTTTTTAACATCAACGCCTTGAGCGACTCAGGAGATTTACTCTTCAAGTAATGCTTTATATGCGTTGGCTTCTTATTCATAAAAAAAGGCTACCCGTTTCCGAGTAGCCCGTAAAGAAAAAAACTTAATTAGTCGTTAAGGCCAACAACTAGTGGAGATTTACCAGCAGCAGCACCTTTTTGTGCCAATTGCATTCCCTTAAAACCTGCCACTTGATCGATTGCGGCTTTCATCGCCCCAACACCATACCCGATTTCAGCTTGCTCGCCATAACTTGCATTCTTTTGAAAGGCATAGGCGATACCAGATTTTTCAGCAAGGAAAAGTTCTTTACCAGCAAGACCAGAATGAAGAACAACAGGGATTCCTAGTATTGTTCCGATTTGACCAGATGGAAGAACTGCTTGACCGAATTGATATTGGTTTTTAAACTCAGCAAGTGCAAATAAAGCGGCTTTTTGTTGTGGAGAAACTACGAATACGCAGTCTTCCATTGCAGCATCATTCTCTTCTAGTTTTTTAACCATAGTAAGAACGTTTGAATAAGTAACATCAACATCAGCACCTACGTTAAGGAATGAATGACATACTGAACGCATCTCAGCAATGATCAATTCGTCAACTTTACGAGCTTGAGCAGCAGCAGCACGACGAGCAAACTCAAGTTGTGCTGGAATGTTTGACTGAAGAGCAGTTGTAGAGTCAATGATCCAAGAAACATAAAGATTCTGGTCAAGAGACAATACATCGTTTGAGCTAGTTAATTGAGAAGCGTCCCCATAAGCACCTTCAGCACGGTCAACAACAGTAAAGCTAGATAGCTTTGGAACTGCAATTGATGTAGCACCTGGGATTGCAAGAGATGAAAGGTCAGTAAAAAATGGAGTAAGCTTTGCTTTGAAAGCAAGTTCCTTCTGGACGAGCGCTGCGATAAGCGCTTGCTTGGTTCCGCCAATTTCTGTCGAACCGGTAATGAGGTCAGCCATGATTATTCTCCTAGAATAGTAATTTGTTTATTTAATCTTACCTAAAGCGGCAAGTTGTAATATTTGTTTCTCAAGTTCCTTAGTGGTCATCTCCTCAACAGGCTTTGCACCAGGTGTGAAACTTGTTGCAGCTTGGTTTGGTAGTTTTCCACTTCCTTGGAACTCTACTAAACTTGCGTGCTTTTTAACGAAATCAGCCGCTACTGCTTTAACTGAATCCTCATCAACTTGTTTAGTCTCTGGGTTCAGAATAATCCGATCAAATTCAACAAATGTGGCGTAATCTTTATCCTTAAGTTTACCGCCCAAATGCTTCTCAAATTCATGGTACTTTAAACCGTTTACAATGCTTTTTTCTTGCTCTTGAAGAACGTGTGATGTTTGGTCTAGCTTGCTTTTATATTGCTCTGCTAACGCCTTCCATTCATTCTGTTCTTTAAGTTTTTGCTCTTGAGATTGTTGAAGAACAGTTTCGTATTCCTTAACTTTCTCTTTGAGCTTCTTTGCTT